CCGCACGTTATCCCGATTGCCATTGGCTGTAATGCAGGATCAAGCAAGCACCCCAGTAAATCCGACACCGTATTTCCCAGGGATGCACCGATTACAGCGCCAAGCCCTATCTGTAGGCGTCGTGGTAGTAAGCGTTCTATTTCTAAGCCCGTGAACGCGCCTACTATTGAAACGCCATTATCGACGAGCCCGAATATCAAACCTTCCATTGTGTATGTTTCCTATGTTGTGTGTGTAACCATTGTGATTATGCACATGGTTTAATCTATGTCAACGTACATCTACTAATAAATGTAATTTAATTTATGAGCTAAAAAAGACGGGAGCAAAGACGCAAGCCCAAACCATGCAAAACCAAATCCCAAACCATGCAAAACGCCCTATCACTAGCGCAACATTCCTAAACATTATGTTGCTCCCCTGGAATTCGGCGGTCTTTGCGCGATCGTGTGTCAAAATGTGTGACGATGCACCCCCGCCACCCCTTAATTCCTACATATCCGCCACCCTGGCACCCCCACGGGGAAACTGGACGCGGAAGGTCTACGTTATACCATTTCAGATTTTTCTACTAAAATACAATCCATACAGGATAACAGGCGTATCAGTAGATAGCAGTAGATAACAGGCGTACCCTCCTAAGGACACCTGAGGTCCCCCCATGAGGGACACACACATACAGAGAGAACCGGAGGGGGGGCGCACAGCTATCTCTCCATATTAAATGGGAAAACCTCAGGTGACCTTAAGAGGGCAATCGTTAATCTTAAGATGTATCTATAGGGTGAACCCAGGGGGGAGGCTTCCCTCTAGTATGGATTGGTTCACCTTAGACCCACGTCAGGGGCTGTGGGTTTGACTTCCTGTTTACTCTTGGCCGCAGTGCCAGGTCCATAAAATCCTCAAGTTCCAGCCGTCTGGCTTCCTCAAGGGCATCATCGATCCCCGACTGTTCATCCCTGGACATCTGTTCCACCCAGTACCCTACTGCCATACTGAGGGCATCCAACCTATCGTCATGGCGCAGGGCTCCACGCTCGTAGGTCACCCTGGTCATTTGGTAGATCAACTGCTTATTCAGGCGTACAGCCTGGTCGTACTTCTGGGCGCTTTGGTAGTCTTCTTCGACCACCTTGGGATCAATCACCAACTTGTGTCTAGCCATCACAGGCTCAATGGTGTCTATGATCCGTTTCTCTTTCTGTTGGCTATGGCGGACCTCTTCGATCATGCATCTATGTACTCTAGCCATAACAGGGGTCAGGAGCTTGGTGTACATCCCGTCACCGAAGTTACTCTCAACGATTACATGGTTTACAGAGTTGTCTTTGGCGATCTGGGAGAGTATCCCAAGGGTCTTGTCATCGTATCCCCCTGAGAGACCTCCACAGGCTGTAACGAATAGATACCCGTTGAGCATCTTCACTACTGCATAACCTGTTTCATCCTGTCCTCGACCTGAGGGGTCAATAGACATAACAGCGCCTGTGTATTCGGTGACATTATCCCTGTCGATATGCATAGGGGCGTACATGTAGTCCCCGTTCATGGCAGTGTTTGGCAGAGCGTTCATCCGTCTGTCTTCATCAGGCCCCCAGCCAATCTTCATAGGAGCCATTGTTTTGTCGCAAGCCATGAAGATCAGGTCCCTGACTTTCAGTGGATACCTTTCAACGTCACTTAGCTGGGTGTTCAGCATGAACTGTAGGGCGAACCCTGCTTTACCGTAGGATGCTTTACGCTCCATCAGGTCTTCAGCCCCAAACCTCAGGGGATCAGTAGGTTCTCCCGTGGGTGTCTTGAGATTATGGATAAACGGGGCAAGCATATTGCCGTACTGCTGGGACTCTTTAGCGGACGGTACGAGAGCGGGCCATATCTTAAGCTCATACCCGCGATCTGCGAGTGCATGGTAGACACTGTCTTCTGTCTGGGGTGTCCCCAGGTAGATGATGCGTCCGCCTGGACTCAGAACAGCGTCAAATTCTTTGACTTGCTCAGAGAGCTTGTCTCGCATTGCCTGGGTGGCGGAGTTATTGGGGACCTCGACATCGTCAGCGACAATGGTGGACGCTCTTGATCCTGTTAGCTGCCCAGTGATACCCACAGATTTCACTGAGGGTGCATGAGCCGCACGGGCAGGGCCTACATCGAAAGCGATCTTGGAGGACCGCTGTTCATCTTTAGGTTTCAGGTGTTGGAGGAATGAGACCTCATTGATCAGCCGCAGGGTAAACGTAGAAAAAGCATCAGCCCTTTCTTTAGAGGCAGATACCACAAGGATTTTGGCATCGGGGTCTTTGAAGAGTTCCCAAAGTACATAGGCGGAAGTGATCCACGATTTTCCGACACCTCGAAAGGCTTGGACGCAAGAACGCTTTGGACCGGACTGAATATAGTTAGCGATATCATACTGCACCGGAGTTGGTTGCGGTAAATTGAGATGTTTCCAGATTAGGAACAGAAATTTCCTGAAATCGTCAGAAATGACCCCCTCAGGAGCCCGCTGAGTGGCCTTCTTAGTATTCTTTGGTGTGGTAGGCCCAGAAACACCCTTATTCCTCTGTACGGGCTCTCTAGGGCCTTTACGGGGCATTTAGCTGTTTCAGCCTAGAATATGTCGGGTTCTTCGGTAGGAATGTTCAGCGCATTCGCCGCGCCCTTCTTTTTAGTCTTTTTATAGGGGGTCCAATGTCCTGATGCTTTCGATTTCTTTGGAATTTCCACTCCAGTTTTCACCTTACCTTCGGGTCCATAATAGAATGTCCTTGTTTCTCCCGAAGGGGCATCAGGTAGCTCCGGTTTGACGGGTGAGCTACTTCCTCCGAAACACATTAGTTCACGACCTCTGAATCGAACTCAGGCAGTGAATCGATCAGTCCAGCGAGAGGACTATTTTCAACTGGTTTTGCTTCAATACCATTGTCCTTCAGAAACCGCACAGCCACAGATAACTCCTGGCTTGTAGCCTCGCCACCTCTAACCCTTCTTAAAAGATCAGTAGCGACCTCAGAATGGAGTGCCGATAAGAGTTCTTCATCCATGTCAGATTCCAATCCTTTTATAATTCAATTGCACCGGAACACAAAAGCCTGTCCAATCCTGGAACTCATCAGCACTCTTTTTCGCTTCCATCATTGTGGCAAAGATAACCTGATTAGGACAGGTCGCCATAAGCTCCTTATCCACTGTTATCTCTCCAGCGTTTGTGAGAAGTACAATCACCAGTAGTGCCTGGGCTATTGATTCCATTAGGTCCTCGTTTTCATTAACAGCGCATCTAGTTTTTCCTCGACTTTGTCGAAACGGCGCATTATTTCCTCTCGGTCCCTCTCAGCCTCGTCTTTAGTGACATAGGTCTTGACCATGTCTTCGCGGGTATCCGCCAGCCTTCTTTTGACCTCAGACATCATGTCATACACGTTTTGGAATTCCTGTTTCTGGCTCCTGATCCACCAAACAAAGGAACCAAGGGCTACGGTCAGGATACCATTCCAAATTGCGTCTATGTCATTCATGGGTCATTTGCTCCACCCCTGATCGGTGTTGGTGTAACCCAGCAGTTCAAGGCATTTTAATTGGTCGTAATTACGATACACATATGTGGCCGGATCGGCGTTATCGCGCCACAGGCCCCACGATCCATATTCTGCAAAAATGTCGTCTAGTTCTTTACCAGTGAGATCGGTTCTCTCCTCGCGCACTCGTTCATAGAGGCAAGACCTGCACAGCATCCCATCTTCTGGACGACAAACTTCTTTGTGCTTGTTTGAAATTAACGCAGCGAGTTCCGTAGGTATCGCCTCAAATTGCTCGAACCTTCCTAGCAATCCTTCAGCAATGCGCGACCAGTGAGTTTTTATCCACTCGTCGCCGTCAGCGGGGGTGGACGGGTCCCAAGACACACCTAGTTTTCGAGCGGTGCCGAAATATAAAGCAACCCCCTCGCGGACGATGTGATGTTTGTTTTCACTTCTTGCTGAATGGAAATCGACTGCGGTGTTTTCTTGGCTCATGCCATACACGAAGCCATCAGGCTGAACTTGATCAAGCAGCGTTCCGATTCCTTCGATCAACGCTTGGATAACGCCGACGTTCATTGTGTTTTTGAAGCCCAACCGCAGAGGCACAAATTCATCTGAAAACTCTACGTCTGTCTCAAAAACATCAAAGTTAAAATCGCGCACATTTTGTTTGAGCCACGAAACAACCCGATTGCAATCCAATAGCTCCTGTTCAAGCCGTTCCGCCGCCTTAGGTCCGTTGCTGCTAGGCGTAATGTACCGCGCCTCAATGTGATGATCCGTCTCGTTCAGCCATCTCCATAGTGAGTAGGTGCTGTTTATGCCCCCTGTGAAAAGCATAAGAATTTTCATCAGCCTACCGTCCCATTGATTGTTGCATTATTAGTGACGGTAACTGTACGAGTGTTTTTCCGCACGGCGTACCCAGCGTTTCCACCAGCGCCACCCGCGCCCACGGCATGACTGACACAACCGGAATGCCCACCACCAAAGGAACCTGCCGCGCCCGCAGCCCCGCCCGCCGCAGCCCCGCCAGCAGCACCAGCCGCGCCGGATGAACCAGTGTAGAAAGAACCGGAACAAGTTATATTTCCTTTGCCGTCATCACTGCCGTCTTGTCTTCTCCCAGGGCCACCACCGCCACCGCCACCGCCGCCGCCAGAATTTATGGTGCCGTTATTAGTGATTGCCAGGGTTGCTGAACCGCCAGTGTTTGTGTCGATATAGATT